TATTGCCCTTAGCAAGTTAGCAACTGACCCACTAGCCCGCGCTAACCATACTGGCACTCAGGCTGCTAGCACTATCTCTGACTTTGATACACAAGTACGCACTAGCCGTCTTGACCAGATGGCAGCACCTACGGCTGCGGTATCTCTTAACAGCCAAAAGATTACAGACCTTGATAGCCCAACAGCATCTTCTGATGCAGCCAATAAGGGCTATGTAGATACACAGATTACCAACCTAGTAGATGCTGCACCTGGTGCTCTTGATACTCTTAATGAGTTGGCAGCAGCCCTTGGCGATGATGCTAACTTCTCAACCACAGTAACCAACTCTTTGGCTACTAAGTTAAGCCTATCCGGTGGCACTATGACTGGTGCTATCGCAATGGGTACAAACAAGATTACAGGTCTTGGTGACCCAACCAATGCTCAGGATGCTGCTACCAAGAACTACATTGATACAGCAGTAATTGCTCCAAGTAACCTAACTGGAGTAATCACCTCGGTAGGTACTCTGACCTCAACAGGCGCTCAGACTGGTACAGGTTCTACCTTCGTAATGGATACCAGCCCAACGCTGGTAACACCTAACATTGGTGTGGCTACTGCCACTAGCGTTAACGGAACTACGATTCCGTCTAGCGAGACTCTGGTTACTACAACCAGCACCGCATATATCGTTCCTAGCCAGACAGGTAACTCTGGTAAGTATCTGACAACTGATGGCTCAGTATCATCCTGGGCAGCAGTTGATGCTCTACCAAGTCAGACTGGAAATGGTGGAAAGTATCTAACCACAGACGGAAGTACCGCTTCGTGGCAACAAATCGTAACAGACCCAACACCGTCAGTATTTATGCTGATGGGCGCTTAAGGAGAAATAATGGCTAAAAAAGTTCTTGGGCAATCAAACCCATCAGCAACTACACTAACAACTCTATACACCGTTCCTGCATCTAAGGAAGCGGTGGTGTCCTCAATCTCAGTGGCTAACCTAACTGCTACTGATGCAACCTATCGTATTGCAATCCGCCCTGCTGGTGCATCAATTACCAATGCACACTACCTAGGCTATGACATCACAGTAGGTGCATCCGATTCTACAATCATCACAGTAGGTCTAACCCTTGCTACTACAGATGTTATCTCGGTGTATGCTTCTACTGGAGATTTAGTATTCCAAGCATTTGGAGATGAGGCTTCTGTCTAATGTCAATATCCAGCGTAAAGACTGGCGCAGTTGGCGTTAGCCTACTTGCTGGTAATGCTTACTATGACCCGTTTGGGTTTGAGTCTATAGCAACAGTTACTGTTGGTTCGGGTGGAGCCAGTAGCATTGAATTTACTTCAATACCTGCCGACTATACTCATTTGCAGATTAGGGCTATAAGTAAAAGTAATCAAACAGGAACATCTGGCGAATGGGAAGGATTGGCTTTACGATTTAATACAGACTCAGGTTCTAACTATGCTCGTCATTATTTAAGAGGTAATGGTTCATCTGCAAGTGCTGGCGCATCAACCAGTCAAACTTTTATGACTATTAGCGTTGAACCAGATACAGGTTATTCTTCTGTATCTTCAATGTTTTCTGAACATATTATAGATATTCTTGATTATGCTAATACTAATAAATATAAAACCGTAAGAAGTTTAGGTGGTTTTGATTCTAATAATACTGGAACCACTAAAGGTGTTGTGGATTTTTCTTCTGGACTATGGCAAAACACATCTGCTATTACCTCAATCAAATTTGCTTCGGGAGGTTCTTTTGATAGAGGTTTCGCCCAATACTCCGAATTCTCCCTCTACGGAATCAAGGAGGCAGACTAGTGGCTAAGACCTATGAATCTATAGCAACTACTACACTTGGTAGCGCTGCTGCTTCCGTTACCTTCTCATCAATTAGCGGAGGTTATACTGATTTAATCTGTGTTGTATCTGGAAAGAACAGCGCTTCAAGCGCTCGCATAGATGTTCAATTTAATTCAGATACAGCGAGCAATTATTCATATACAAGACTTCAAGGTAGTGGTTCAAGCGCAACCAGCAACCGCGCATCCTCAATTGCTTACATAATTATCGGCACACTAACTACGGAACAAAATACAGTTATCGCGCAGATAAATAACTACGCCAACACTACGACCTACAAGACCAGCGTTAGCAGATGGAACGCTTCCGATGGAACACTAGGCGCAAGCGTGGGTCTATGGCGCAGCACTTCAGCAATTAACGCAATTAAATTTACTGCGGGAGCAGATAATCTTGCTGCCGGTATGACTATTACTCTCTACGGAATTAAGAAGGCAGCATAATGGCACTTACTTACATACCAATAGCAACAGTTAAAGTGGGGAGCGCTGGTGCTGCTAGCATTGACTTCCAAAACATACCCTCAACCTATACCGACCTCGTAGTTTTACTAAGCGGAAGAACTACAAGGTCTGCGGTCACAGACAGCATTTACATAAAGTTTAATAACAATTCCTCTAATTACAGTTTTAGGGATTTAGACTCAGATGGTTCTTCCGTTTCTAGTATGAGTGCAAACGATTATCCACCTGCGCGAGTTAGTGCTAATACGGCAACCGCCAACACCTTCGGTTCTTGGTCTGCCTATATTCCAAATTATGCCAGCACTACAACAAACAAAAGCGTATCGCTAGAAGGTATGTCTGAAACCAATGCGGCAACCGCATATATGCGTATTACTGCTGGTTTATGGGCAAATACTTCGGCTATAACTCAAATCACTTTAATTAGTCAAAATCCAGTTAATTTTATGGAGTATTCGTCAGCAACACTCTACGGAATCTCAAAAGGTTAGGACTATAGATGGCAATTAGAAGTCTTAAGAACAACACTTTCAGCCGTAGCCTGCTGGTAGGTAATGCTCGTTTTGTACCGACATCATTTGAAAAAATAGCCACATTCACAGGCACAGGTTCAAGTGGTTCAATTAGTTTCACTTCAATCGCAGCAGACTGGAATCATTTACAACTGCGGCTTTATGGTAAAGCGGATGATGCTGTGGGTATTTATTTAAGATTCAATAGCGATACAGGCTCTAATTATGCTTGGCATAGGTTATATGGAAATGGAAGCACCGCAACTGCCGCAGGTTATACTTCTCAAACTCGTATCGCTGCTATTGGTGATTTTGATACTACTAATCCATTTTCTGCGGTGATTGACATTTTAGATTACAAGAATACCAATAAATATAAAACCGTTAGATTGTTAAGCGGAACAGACAAAAATGGCTCAGGAAGTATTGCACTTTATTCTGGATTATGGCAAAACACTAATGCGATAACTGGTATTGAGATATATCTTAGTGCTGGAAATTATACAACCGCAACTAAATACGCCCTATACGGCATTAAGGGGGCATAATGGCTACGACTTATGAACCGATAGCAACGACTAATGGAACTGGTTCAAGTGACACAATTACATTTTCCTCTATACCTGGAACCTATACAGACATTATTATTATGGGCACTTCCAAAGGTTCTTTTAATGATGAAAATATAAATATAAGATTTAATTCGGATACCGCTTCAAATTATTCTTGGACTATGTTAGATGGTAATGGCAGCAGCGCAACCTCCAGCAGGGGTAGTAGTCAAACATATATTAGAGGCGGAGTTAGCGGAACAAGCAATTCTGCCAATATCTTTCAAATAAATAATTATGCAAATACTACTACATACAAAACTTCTGTAAGTAGAGCAAATAATACCGGCGCAAGAACAAGGGCAATAGTAGGTTTATGGCGCAGCACTTCTGCGATAAATTCCGTCAGTTTAATTAATGACTCTGGTAATTTTTCAACAGAAACAACCTTCACTCTTTACGGAATAGCGAGCGCATAATGGCAACCACTTATAAGGCAATAGCCACCGTAACGGTGGGAAGCGGCGGGGCTGCGAATATTGAATTTACTTCAATCGCGGCGGATTGGACAGACCTCATAATCTTGTGTTCTTTAAGGTCAAATAGTGCAAGCACCGCGGACAACTTAAAAATTGAATTGAATGGAAGCACAAGTAATTTTACCGCCAGAAGTATTTATTCTACAAGTGATTCTAGTCCAAATTCTTATAGTTTTAGTATTGGGGAAATTGCGGGCATAAATGCTACTAATACCACCGCTTCAGTATTTAGCAATACGACAATATATATATGTAACTATGCTTCCGCGAATAATAAATCTATAAGCACCGATTCAGTTGCCGAAAATAATGCGACTAGAGGCGATTTGTCACTTTATGCAACTTTATGGAGTAATAGTAGTGCAATAACTTCCATTAAATTAGTGGCAGCAGGTGGCAACTTTATCCAATACTCAACCGCCACACTTTACGGAATCTCAAACAGTTAGGAAAGGAAACAATGCCAACGAAACTAATAGTGGATTGCTCCACCGGAGTCACCACAGAGGTTGAACTAACAGCCGAAGAAATCGCACAGCGCGAGGCAGATGCGGCAGCGTTCGCTGAGGCTAAGGCTATTGAGGAAGCCGAAGCACAGGCTAAGGCTGAGGCTAGGGCTGTTATCTTAGAGCGCTTAGGCTTAACCGAAGATGAAGCAAAGGTGTTGCTTGGCTAAGTTGTGTAAGGCAGGAGTAACCCTTAGAGAATCCATTGACGATGCGTTCCCCGATAGAAGTAGATCTCGTGATGGGTGGATCGGTGATGCGCGCCATGCAGCTCGTAAGTCCGATCACAATCCTACTGCTCAGGGCATCGTACGCGCCATCGACATTGATGCTGATTTGGGATCCAAATTGCCCGAAGCGTTCGATCTTGCGGATCAGTTACGATTACTTGCCAGACATGATAAGCGAATTTCATACATCATTTTCAACAAAAAAATTGCCAGCTGGCGAAGAAACTACAAATGGAGAAAATACACCGGACTGAATCCGCATACCTCACACATCCATGTTAGCTTTTCAAGTCATGGAGATGATGATGGCAGCATGTTTAGAATCCCCCTACTGACTGGAGAACCGATAAATGGAACAAGCAAAAAGACTCGCCGCAAGTTGGGCAAGATCCTTTCTAGCAGCTTGCCTAGCGACCTACATAGCAATAGGTTGGGATCAGAAAGCGATCCTAGCCAGCGGTGTTGCTGCCGTTGCACCTGTAATTCTTCGTTGGCTAAATCCTAAAGATGCCATAGGCGGCATCCGGCGTTGAGTCCGTCAGAATGGGCTGCGTTTGTTGCAGCCATCCTTTCTTGTGTTGCCCTAATTGTCGGTGGGCTTCGTTACATTATTAGGCACGAAGTACCTGCCATTTTAGAAGGGTCAAACATCGTGTCGCGCATCGAGAAACTTGAAACAATGGTCTTAGAATTGCTTACTAATGAGCGCAAGAAAACCAACAAAAGCAGAACGCGCCGCTAAGCGTAAAGCTAAGGAGCGCGCAGCTGCGCGTAACAAAGCCGAACCGCTACGCCCGATAGACCTTTGGGCTGCATCAATCGTTGAGTGCTACGAAGCTCTAGTGCGAGCCGGATATGGTGAAGATAAAGCGCGCTGGTACATCGAAGAAAAGATGCGCTTACCTGAATGGATTGCACCTGAGCCAGCAGACATTCCTTATTATGATGATGATGATGAGGATGAATGAAGCGCATAGTCGTTATTTCAGACCTGCAAGTACCATTTCACGATGAGCGAGCAGTCCGAAATGTCGCAGGATTTATACGCAGGTGGCGACCCGATGACGTTTTATGTGTTGGCGATGAGATCGATTTCCAAACGATTAGCCGCTGGAGCTCCGGTAGAGATGAGTGGAGTGGCACAATTGGTGCAGACCGTGACCGAGCTCAGTCGGTTCTATTCGAGCTTGGGATCAGCCACATCGTCAGGTCAAACCACACAGACCGACTCTACAAATCCCTAAGCTCTAGGCTGCCGGGTCTGATTGGACTGCCCGAACTAGAGTATGAAAACTTTATGGGGTTCAAGACTCTAGGCATTAAGTTTCACCGTAAGCCCTATGAGATTAGCCATGACTGGATCATGGTGCATGGCGATGAGCAAGCCATCAACCACAATGCCGGTTTAACGGCTCTAGGAGCCGCTAGAAGGCACGGAAAGAGCGTAGTGTGTGGTCATACCCACAGACTAGGGGTTTCGGCGTTCTCAGAGGCATCTGGGGGCGTTTTAGGGCGTGTCCTGCAAGGGCTTGAAGTAGGTCATTTAATGGATGAGAAACAAGCTTATTACACGCGTGGCACGTTTAACTGGCAAAAGGGCTTCGGTCTGCTCTATGTGGATCGTAAAGGCACTACGCCTGTGGCAGTACCGATAGACAAGCAAGGCAGCTTTGTGGTCGAAGGCAAGCGCTATGGATGAAACCAAGCCTGACCTGCACCGCACTATTGACGATCATATAGACCTTTTCGTTACCTTACCGTTATAGAACACGCCGGTGTTCCGGTTATTGACAAATCCAATTTAGGCGTATTCTTTTTGCATGTCCGAAATACGGACATGGGAAGGAAACGATGCTAGAAGCTTTCTTGTGGGGAATCACAGGTGGGTTATTGGCACTAGGCTGGTTTCTACGTTTAACAAGTAATCACTATCAGAAGGGTTATCGGGATGGATACAACAGGGGCAAAGCGGTTGCGCTCGAAAGACATTTTGACTAATGCTAGTGACACGATCGATGAAAGATCCGCAACGCATGGTCATTACGACCTCACTTTACTTAGAGCGTCAAAACTTTGGGGCGACTATCTCGAAAGGGAAATCGACCCGATGGATGTTGCAATCTGTATGGCATTACTCAAACTCGCAAGAGTTATGGAATCTCCACGCCATGACGATAATTTCGTGGATTTGGTCGCCTATGCAGCCATCGCCGGAGAGCTCGCGGTCAAAGATTGGCACGATCTGGATGCTTTCTAGGTCACCGAAAGGCACATGGTGTGATTACTGCAAGCTGCGTTGGGGAACTGATAACTGGCGTGGACAAACACAAGCGGTCTGGCAAATCACGAGCAAAAGAAAAAACAAAATGGTTGTCAGACACTATTGCCATCCTTGTGCTATGGAAGCTCAAACGTGGCACGATGGCACGACTTGGACTTTCAAAGAACAATTGGACTATGCGAAAGGACACATGCAACTAGATGTTTAACTTAAAAGACTATGAAGATGTAGATACGAGGATACATAAATTTTATGAAGAATACCCGGATGGATCTATACACACAGAGCTTATTCAGAATAACGATGATCAAGGAGTCGTGGTCTTTAAGGCTACGGCGTACCGTACCCATGCAGATGCTATGGCTTCCGCTATTGGTTATGCGCGCGGCGCTCGCAAAGATCGCGGTGTGGATCGCGATTTTTGGTTTGAGAATTGCGAAACGTCTGCAATTGGCAGATGCTTGGCTAATCTCGGATTATCTGCTAGAGGAAAGCGAGCTTCAAGCCTTGAAATGGCTAAGGTTGAGGACGCTAAAACAAATGGTCAGTCGCCGATACGGGTACGCACCAAAGAGCAAAAGGAGTTTCTAAATGCAACTAATCCAGAGGCAGAAATTATTTGGGATACAACGATTGAACCGCCTAGTGATGAACCCACTATGGCGAACGCAGCTGATTTGGTTCAATCGGTATTATCTGCCGAAATTGTGCCTAGCTGTAAGCATGGCAATCGAATCCTTCGTGAAGGTCACGGTAAAAATGGCGCTTATCGTGGTTGGGGTTGCCCTATTCCTATGAGGAATAAAGCTGAACAATGCAAGATGATATGGATGATTTTAGATCCTGCTGGTAAATGGCAATTTCGACCCGAAGATGAAGATTTGATTGCGGGGTGAAAAGTATGCTGGTATTAGACAAGCGATTAGACGTGTGCGACAATTGTAACGAGCCGATAACTGCGGGAACAGTCAAGCCGTGCGAATGTCGCACATGTCATGTTAGGTCTAACTAAATGTCACAATCTCGTAAGCATCGAGGATATGCGACTCAGCGAATTGTAGCAGAATACCTGCAAGCAAATGGTTGGGAACACGCGCTGCCTGTTGGAGCTGGTAGAGATGGCTCAGACATCACAGGTATCAAAGGGCTTGATATTGAAATAAAAGCCCGCAAGGGATTTAATCCTAGTGAAACCATCCGACAATTACAAGACCGCAAGAAAGACACCGGACTTGGGGTTGGTGTCATGCGCTTAAATGGGCAAGGTGAGAAATCTGTTGAGCAATTCGTTGCTGTTCTCACCTTAGCCGATCTCGTTTACTTACTTAAAGCTAGTGGCTACTGAACCGACCCTGATCCATCGATGCACAGGCTGTGGCTTGTGGATTTATGGTAATCGTGAAAGGTGTGAATCGTGCTCAAAATGCTAGATATATTTTGCGGCGCTGGTGGCGCTTCGATGGGGTATCACCATGCTGGCTTCGTGGTAAGCGGCTTGGACATCAAGCATGGTAAACGCTATCCATTTGAGTATTTTAGACTGGATTTTACAACGCTTGATGTAGATATGTTGCGAGGTTATGACTTTATCCACGCTTCGCCACCATGTCAGACGTTTTCGATAACCAAAAATCTAAGAAACGCACAAGGAAAATCTACGGATAAGTTAGATTTGCTAGAGCCAACACGCAAGTTGCTACAAGAATCAGGCGTGCCATTTATCATTGAAAACGTGCCGGGAGCACCTTTGATAGATCCTGTGATGTTATGCGGTAGCGCATTTGGGTTAAAAGTTAGAAGGCATAGGCTGTTTGAATCAAATTTAAAACTTACTGGTACTCAATGCAATCACAAGGCTCAGGGCAGACCTGTGGGCGTGTATGGCAGTATGAAAGATGAAATACCAAATGGCGGTAAAACAGCCACAACAATGCAAGAAGCGCATGAAGCGATGGGTATTGACTGGATGATATGGGGTGAATTGGTAGAAGCCATCCCACCTGCCTACACAAAACACTTAGGAAAACAAGTAATTGACCAATTGTGATTCACATCACATTAGTTAAGACACGCCGAGAGAGTGAGCGTAAATGTTAATTAAACTTGACAAGCTCGGTATGCTGAGTCGCCTAGCGCGCCTGAGGGGCAGCGCACTTCGGCGATCAGCATTAGGGCGAGCTATTGTCGTTTTACTGTTAGCAACGACATATAGCGTTGCAGCTGCAAAAGAGATTAATACAGTAACAATAGAACAAACAGCACAAACAGAACAACAGCCACTTTACGATTTAATGAATGTAAAACTATATTTGCATAACCAGATAAATGATTGGGATGAGTTTGAGTGCGCTAATGAGTTAGCCTTTAAGGAGAGCTCTTGGAGATATGATGCTGTTAATAAGAGTAGTGGCGCTTATGGCATATTCCAACACATGAGTGATCATGCACATAAGTGGGATGCTTATAAGCAAATAGATAAACACATTGAATACGTCAATGCTCGCTACAATGGCTCATGGTGTTCTGCGTTGA